CCTAATGATCCTAACCAAGCTGCGGCAGCTATAGTATCTCAGGCTGTATTGCAATATAGACTAACTAATACTGTTCCTTGGTTTCAAACAATGTCTGCAGCTTTGCAAGATGCAGCTGTGCAAGGAGTTTGTGTAAGTCATCAATACTGGGATTATGAAGAGAGAGATGAAACATATGTAGAAATGGGAAGAGACAATAAACCCGTAATGGATTATGAGGGGAATGAAAAAACAAGAACTCAAGTAACATCAATAAGGGATAAACCAATTATAGAGGTTATTTCTCCAGAAAACTTGAGGATTGATCCAGCATCTGACTGGGCTGATCCGCTAGAAAGTACCCCTTATATAATCCACCTCATCCCAATGTATCTACAGGACGTTAGAGGGAAGATGGATTCTGGTGAGTGGAATGAACTAAGTGATGGGGAATTATTAACTACCACTAGTGACGAGGATGATAATACTACCAGGTTAGTGAGGGACGAGCCTAGAGAAGACCCTCTTGATAATGATGCTGGTTATGGTGAGGTAGAAGACTATAAGATTATATGGGTACATAAGAATGTAATTAGAAAAGAGGGAGAAGATTGGTGTTATTTTACAGCGGGTGTTAGCTATATGCTTAGTGATCCAGTTCCTTTACAAGAAATGTATCCTTGGTTAAGGAGCGGTGAAAGACCATATGTAATGGGTTATGCTAATATAGAGGCCCATAAGATTTATCCTGCTGGCACTGTGGAGCTTACGCAGGAACTACAGGCAGCTGCTAATGATATATGGAACCAAAGATTTGACAATGTTAAGTTAGCCCTTAATAAACGTTACCATATTCGTAGAGACAGGAATATAGATTTAGATGCTTTATTTAGGTCTGTACCTGGTGGCGCCGTTGAGATGGATGATCCTGATACTGATGTAAGGATCATAGAAACTAGAGATGTAACTGGTTCTGCCTATGCTGAGCAAGATAGAATTAATATGGACTTTGATGAGTTACAAGGTAACTTTTCAACTTCTACTATTCAAGCATCGAGATCTCTAAATGAAACAGTAGGTGGGATGTCGCTCTTAGCTAATAGCACTGGGAGTGTAGTTGAGTATGTTTTAAGAACATTCTCTGAAACTTGGGTAGAAAAGGTTCTTAAGCAGGTGCTTAGATTAGAACAATACTATGAGACAGATGAGGTAATATTAGGATTGGCTGGAGAAGCTGCGGTAGCTATTAACCAATCTATGAAGGATATATCAGTTGATGATCTCCTTAAGTATGAAGTTTTATTAAAGGTTAATGTTGGAATAAATGCAACTGATCCCTTAAAGAAGGTTCAGAATTTAATGATGGGGTTACAAACCCTTGCAGCATTCCCAGGTGTGGCCGAAAGAATAAATATGCAAGAACTTACTAAAGAAGTGTTTGGTCAATTAGGATACAAGGATGGCGATAGGTTTATATCCTTTGAAGGTGATCCTAGACTTGCTGAAATGCAGGCTCAGTTGGAAGAGATGCAGGGAATAATTGAGAGCGAACAGATGAAATTAGATAATAGAATACAGGTAGAGGAGATGAAGCAACAGGGTAATCTTGAGGCTATGAATATGAAGACTGGCGCTGAAATTAGAAAGAAAGAGATAGATGCACAGCTTCAGTATATAGATTTGCAGCTTAAGCAGGAAGATGTAGCAACTAGGCGAGCTGAGTTAATGTTGCAAAGAGAGGCGCTTATTAATCAGATAGCGGATGAAGAGATGAATAGGCAGGAAGAAATGTTAGATGAAGGACCCGTAGGTGTTATGGCTAGGAATGACTATAATAAGATACCCTACGCGGTAGGATAATATGGATTATTATGACCCCCTTGAAGTGGGGATAGATGATTTAGTAAAGAGGATAAGGGTAGGTAAAGATGCCAGAGAATTTTTAAATACATCCATTGGTCAAGCTATAGTAGAACGAGCCACTAATGAATATAAGGAAGGTATCAGAGAATTACAAAAAATGTCTGAGTCTCGATGGAGCTTCTCTCCAGAAAAAGAGATTCTAATGTATAGGGATATTAGTGATAAATTATCTTGCCCTGTAAATATATTAAAATGGTTAGCTTCTGTGATTACTACCGGAGAAAACGCAGAGACTATTTCAAGATATAAAACATCCGGTGAACTAGAACCATAGGTAAATAAAATGGAAAATGATAACGCTACCCAGACGGATGCGTTAGAAGAGGTTGTTGAGACTTCTGAAGACGCACCTGTAGAAGAGGTTAGTTTAACTCCTTCTAGCAGACAAAAAGCTTTAGAAGAAATTTATGAGCGAAGAAGTCAGGATGTAATGGAGGAGGATCTTGAAGAGTTAGAAGAGAAATCTCCAGAAGCTCCAGTATGGCATGATGGAGAAGAATGGAAGACTAAGATTAAAGTTAATGGAGAAGAAGTTGATGTTTCTTTTGATTCTTTAAAATCATCGCACCAAAAAGATAAAGCTTCTCAAATGAAATTTGAGCAAGCTTCCGCAAAAGAAAGGCAGTTAATGGCTAGAGAACAGCAATTACGCCAATATGCGGAAAACCTAAAGAGGCAGCCACCCGTTGAGGACGCGCCTAAAGAAGACGAAGCAAGTGATGTTGACGATATAGTTGAAAAATATCATAGCGCTTTGTTTGAAGATGATGCTGCTGAGGCAGCTCGTTTATTAAAAACCTTGTCGAATAGTGGGCGCGGTAACGCTACCCAGAATGTAGAAGAGGTTGTAAATAGGGCTATTATGTCCTATGACCAGAGTAGACAAAGAGCAGTAAAACAGCAAAGAGAAGCTGTTTATCACAAAAGTCTTCAGGAGGCCGTAAAGTCTTTTGAGGAGAAATATCCTGATATAGCAGAATCTCCAGAGCTTAGAACAATTGCGGATAATAAGACGGTCACCCTAACTCAGGATAATCCTGATTGGACACCTAATCAAATTATAGAAGCAGCTGCTGAGTATACTCGCGATTGGGCTGGATCAATGCCCAATCAAAATGGTAGGTTGGAGCGCAAGAAAAAAATTGTGCAACATCCGAGATCTGCAAGGGCTTCTGCTAACATTGGTTCTGATGAAGTTCCAATGACAGCTTCTGAAATAGTTCAGGAGATGAGAAAAGCTAGAGGCCAAATTTTATAACTTCTATAGGAGGTAATTATGGCTGGACAAGTATGGTCAGTTAGCACCTCCGGTGGTTATATGTATGCCTTAAATCTGAGTCGTCTTCTTAGGATGGCAGTTCAGCCAATGGTAAAGTTCCGTCAGTTCTGTGACGTAAAAGACGCAGCGCATCAGGGACTTCATCGAGGTGATACATTCCATTGGAACGTGTTTAGTGATGTTTCCACTCAAGGAACCACACTAGTTGAAACCAATACAGTCCCAGAAACCTCGTTCACTATCTCTCAGGGAACAATGACGATCACGGAAGCAGGTAACTCTGTACCGTGGACGGGCAAGTTAGACGATCTCTCTGAGCAGCCAGTGGCTGAGGTGGTAAGGAAAGTATTGAAGAACGATGCCAAGAAGGCGTTCGATACTCTTGCCGCTGCTCAGTTTAATGCGTGCGCTTTACGTGTAGTTCCCACTGGTGGGAATAGCACGACAGCTCTCACGTTGACAACTAACACGGCATGTACGATAACTAATAATGTGGCTTTTCAGAAAGAGCATGTTAAGTTAATTGTCGATATCATGAAAGAGCGTAACATCCCGGCTTATGCTGATGATGATTATTACGCTTTGGCATGGCCAACGACATGGCGTACTCTGAAAGATGATCTAGAATCAATCAAGCAGTATGTTGATCCTGGTTTTCAGATGATTATGAATGGCGAAATTGGTCGTTATGAAAGCGTTAGGTTCGTAGAACAAACTAATATTGCTAAGGGTGGTATGTCCACGGCTGCTACAGCTTGGACAAACGGTCTTTCCAATTGGGCTTTGTTCTTTGGCGAGGATACTGTTGCTGAGGCAATTGCAGTTCCTGAAGAAATTCGTGGGAAAATTCCTGGGGATTACGGAAGGGATCGCGGCGTCGCATGGTACTACCTTGGCGGATTTGGCATAACACACACGCAACAGGCCCAGACACGTATAGTGATGTGGGACAGCGCGGCTTAAGGAGATATTATTATGAGTTATTCAAATCCTGTAACTACGCGAATCCAATCTGGTGCTAGTCAAGACTTAGGTAATGGTACACCTACTGTTTTCTCTTTTAAGGGGCCAACGGGTATGAAAGGAACCATTATTGATGTTGGCATTGAGGTTACGGAAACTTTCGCGTGTGATAGTACAGATGCATCATTTCAGGTTGGAACTACTAGTGATGCAGATGCTTATTGCAAACTCAACATTTCGGACGGTACTCTATTAACTGATACATTCAATATCCAAAATGATACGAATGCTATTATTGTAGAGGCTATTCCCGCTGATACTCAGATCGAATGTACTCCAGTTGTTGGGGTAGATGCCGGTACTGAAGCTGGTATGGGTTATCCGTATGTTGTTGTTGAGTGGTACTAAGGAGGTCAATTATGGCTAAAGATACAGCAGGAAATCACCCAACGGTTAATCAGAATGGTCTTATCGAAAAGAAAGACGTATCTGGAGAGTCTTTAAAATCTCTAGGTATGGCCAGTATTGGTAAGGCTCAGATGCCGCAGGGGATTGCTAAATCAACTATTTCCACTGATCGTGGGAAGTTTGAATGGCGTTAAGTTAATTGGTGATGGGGCGGGAAACCGCCCCTAATCCATATGAGGATATTAAAATGGCTAAAAGAATGAATTCAATTGAAGCATTCATTGGTGGAGTTGTTGAAACCCCAGAGATGGGGTATGGTCATACTGAAGCTGTCCTTAAAGGATATACCAGTGGCTCTCAGTTGTTTGATGAAAGAGCTATGGATTTTAGGTATGATCAACGAAGAACAAATAACGAAGGTAGAGTTAACGGGCAAATGGTGAGAGGAAGCGGCGTCATAGCAGGATGGGCGTTCTAAATAAATAGTGAAAAAAATAGTAGTTCCTGAAAAGGAAATAAATGAGTTTACCCTTGAAGATTTTGGGGGTAAGAGGGGCGACAAAACTGCATGTGTTGTTAGGTATGGTGGTTTTGGAGACATGTTACAAGTTGCATCTATACTTCCGCTATTAAAAGATCAGGGGTATAAAGTATGCATAAATGTTACTGAGAGAGGAGAAGATATTTGCAAGAGTGATCCGAATATTGACGAGCTTATTATTCAAAGAACTGATCAGATATCTATTGATAGCCTGACAGAGTATTGGGATAAGATGTCTCCATGTTTTGATAAATTTATACAGTTATCAGAGTCTATAGAAGGTTCTCTTTTATTAGTAGGAGATAGGACTGAAAAGCTAAATGGCATACAAACTAGGGTTCCAGGCAATCCTAAGTTTTATAACCTTAGCAAAGAAGAGGTTCATGAATTATGCAATGTGAATTATATGGAAAGAATTCATGATATAGCTGAAGTACCTCATGTATTTAATCCTAAATTTTATCCAACTAGACAAGAAAGGGAATGGGCTAAAAAAGAAAGAAAGAAGATAAAGTCTAGACATGTAATATTGTGGTCTTTATCAGGGTCTTCTGTTCATAAAGTATACCCGTGGACTGATAGCGTGATAGCTAATATTTTATCTATAAGAAAGGATGTTTCTTTTGTTACTGTAGGTGATGAACTATGTCAGCTTCTAGAGCAAGGGTGGGAAAAAGAAAAGAGGGTTATAACAAAGTCAGGTAAGTGGTCGATAAGAAAAACTCTTTCCTTTTTAGATCGTTGCTCTATAGTAATAGGCCCGGAAACCGGAGTGTTAAATGCGGCCTCTACTTTGAGCAATCATAAGATTGTAATGCTTTCTCATTCTTCTGAAGAAAATTTATCGAAACATTGGGAAAATACTACTTCTTT